GAGACAGCTTTGAAGACATGGCAGACTTTGCAATTTCTATTGCACGTAAGTTTGAAGCCTACTCATGCGGTGACTTGGATATGGAACAAGCCATTGCTATGGCTGAAACTAAGGCTAGTGAATGAAAACAATTGACACACTGGTAGCTGACATGTACTCTGTAGTGTCTGGTGGCATTCCTAATGCTACTAGTAACTCAAACGTATCTGTCAGTTACGATAAGTGGTTTACTCCACGTGGCAATGAACGTGATGATAAGGTGCTATACTTCAGTGAGGTAGGTACACCTTGTCCACGACAGCTATGGTACAAATACAATGCACCTGAGATTGCTACTAAACCTGATGGTAATTTGTTGCTTAAATTCTTTTATGGTGATATACTTGAGGAACTGGTACTTAACGTAGCAGAGAGTGCAGGTCACACTGTAGAGGGTAAGCAAGAACGTGTGTTGTATGAAGTGGGTGGTGGTTGGTATGTTCGTGGACGTATTGATGCTGTGATTGATGGGGTAGTGGTTGACGTTAAGAGTGTTACAAAGTACTCCGAAGAAAAATTCAAAGGAGGACTTGTAGATGACCCATTTGGTTACTATCAGCAACTAAACGGATATGCTGCTGCTCTCAATAATGACACTGCTGGTTTTGTTACTATACAAAAAGAGTTAGGTCACATCAACTACTACCCTATCCAAGTGGATAGAGGTTTTTTTGCACAACAGGCAGACTTTGCTGTTGAGACAGTTACTAGTAACATTGCTGAGATTCCTAGACTCGAAGCAGTGCCACAAAGTAAGACCAGTAAGAATAAGAAACTATGCACATCGTGTAGCTATTGTTCTTTTAAAAATGAGTGCTGGCCTGAGATGCGTACATTCTTGTACAGTCATGGGCCAGAATTTTTGGTAGATGTAGTGGATGTTCCACGTGTAATGGAGGTAGTATAATGTTTGGACTTGGTAAAAAAATTAAAGGTACATCAGCACGTAAGTTTTTGGAAGCAAAGACTAATTCATACATTCAATGGCAAGTAGACCACGATGGTGATAGTCGTTTGAGTATTCATGATGGGCGAGATACTGTGTACTTCAGTGAGTGGCTGTCACATGGCGATCAAAAAGAAGCTGTTGAGTTTGATAAGAAGCTAGGTATCATTGTCGATGAGATCAATGCAATGCGTAAAGCAATTAAGAGTAAGACTGCTAAGAAATGAAAATACTAGTAATACCTGATTGTCAAATTAAGGAAGGTGTTCCTACTGACCATCTGGTATGGGCAGGTAAGGCTATCTGTGAATATAAACCTGATGTTGTTGTCAACATGGGTGACTTTGCAGATATGCCTTCCCTATCTACACACGATAAGGTAGGCAGTAAATACTTTGAGGGTCTAAGGTACAAGAAAGATATTGACGTAGCTAAAGAAGCTATGGCTAAACTTCTTGAACCAATTAGAGATATGCAGAGCAAGCAGAAGAAGAACAAGGAGAAGGTGTATAAGCCACGTATGGTGATGCTTATGGGAAACCATGAGAACCGCATTGATCGTGCTATTAATAACAATCCTACTCTTGAGGGTCTTATCTCTACTAAGGACTTGTGTTACGAAGACGATTGGGAGGTGCATGAGTTTCTACATCCTGTGTTTATTAATGGTGTTGGCTTTAACCATTATTGGCCTGTTGGGGCAATGGGACGACCTGCGAGTAGTGCGGCTACTATTATTAATAAGCTACATATGTCTTGTGTTGCTGGTCACCAACAAGGTAAGCAGGTTGCCTACAGTAAACGTGCAGATGGTAAGCCAGTATGTGCTATAATTGCGGGTAGCTATTATCTACATGATGAAAGCTACATGGACAAACTTAGTAACAGACACTGGCGTGGGTTAGTTGTGTTGAATGAGGTTGAGGATGGTCATTTCGATGAGATGTTCTTATCCATAGAATATCTTGGGAGAAAGTATGAACTACGCTGATAAGTTGTTGGAGGTTACTAGATTTGTAGAAGACAATTTTGATGACCCTGTAGAGTTGGTAATTGCTTTAGGACTATCTGTAGAAGATATAATAAAACTATTACCAGATGTATTAGTAGCTAACTACACTAACTTTTATCCTACACATGACTACACAGAAGAAGACGAAGTTGAAGAAGACGAAACAGACGATGGAGTTGGAGAAGATTGGGAAGACTAGGAAGCGTGTTGTTATTAATAACGCACAGACTAGAGAGTGGAATAAACAATTGCAAGACTTTAAACAAAGGGAACAAAATGAAATTTAAATTTGAACTTGACGAGCATGGTATTAAGAACACAGTTGAGGGTGATCTTGGCGATTGGACTACATATTCAGATGTAGCACAGCAATTCGCTAGTTTGATTAGCGGTGCATTTGGTTACACAATCACTGTAGATGCATACACGGATGCAGGTAAACCCCTTACAGAAGAAGAACTGTGGGACAAAGTAGCTGAACAAGAAGCAGAACCTGTTAAGTCAAAGAAACGCAAAGCTAAATGAGTGTAAGCCTTGTGTGGGCTACCCCTAGCGGTGATGAGCTTATTGCTTACATGGCTAGGGTTAGCAACCCTGACAACCAAGATAACAAAGACACTGCACCTAAGCTTATCAAGTATTTGAAGAACAACAATCATTGGAGTCCATTTGAGATGGTCAACATGTGCGTTGAAATCAACACTACACGAGACATTGCTAGGCAAATATTGCGTCATCGTAGTTTTTCTTTTCAAGAGTTTAGTCAACGTTATGCAGAAGTAGACACTGTAGAATCATACAGTGAAGCACGTTTGCAAGATGTTACTAACAGACAGAATAGCATTGAGACTACAGATGAAGCATTACAGCAGTGGTGGAATGCTATGCAAATACGTGTAGCTACTGATGCAGACTATGTTTATCGTACAGCACTTAACAGAGGTATTGCTAAGGAAGTTGCACGTAAGGTGTTGCCAGAAGGACTAACACCAACACGTATGTACATGAATGGTACGTTACGCAGTTGGTTACACTATGTAGAAATACGATGTGATAAGGCTACACAGAAAGAACACAGACTCATTGCTGAACAATGCAAAGCGTTATTAGTAACACATTTCCCATCAACGTTTAAGGAATAACAATGGCTAGTTGGCTCATTGCAATGATAGGGGTTGTGTACACAATTGTAGCTGCTCAGTTACTAGTAACAGGTAAGACAGGACTAGGCATTGCTTTCATTGGTTATGCACTAGGTAATGTAGGCTTATACATGGAGGCTAGGTTATGACGTATGCTTTTCCCCACAATACAGTTGTGGTAGATAAAGAAGGTGGTATGATTGAGAATCACAGGGGAATGGAGTTGCGTGACTATTTTGCAGCAAAAGCTATGCAACCTCAAATTTACATAGGTATTCACGATGCTTATTTTTTACAGTGTGCTGAACGTTCATACAAAATTGCAGATGCAATGTTGGTAGCACGTGAGAAATAACGGAGAGTGGACAGAGGGACGTTATCGTAGTTTCATTACTAGTACTCTACGTGGTGGTATGCGTAGATGGCCTCCTAAATGGGTGGCACTTAAAGATGCATTCGTAGGTAAGAAGATCAATAAGAAAACTGGTAAGCAAGCAATGCATTATAAGTGTGCTGCATGTAAAAAAGATTATGTATCTAAAGACGTTCAAGTTGACCATGTTAATCCAGTAGTTGACCCCACTACTGGTTTTGTGTCTTGGGATGTATACATTGATAGGTTATTCTGTGAGGGAGATAATCTACAGGTGTTGTGTTCCACTTGCCATAAGAAGAAAACAGCTACGGAGAAAGAAGATGCAAAACGAGGAAGAAGCGTGGTTACACCACACGATTAAACAATTCGACGAAATTGTGTGTTCAGGAAAGTATGGCCCTCTATTCTATAAGATGCTCAGTGATGATGCTAAACTTATACTAAACAATATGAGGATGTTAGAAATTAATAATATGGAGATACAACATGTCACTAGCAATTAGATTTACATGTGGGCTTGTATTTGGATTTGATGCATTACCTGCACCGGGAGTGTACGTTAGTGTGTATTTAGGAATTATTGAGTTGGCATTTTATAACGAAAACAAACTGGAGGATTAATGGATAGTTACCAAACATTTATTGCTAAGAGTCGTTACTCACGATTCATTGATACTAGTAACAGGCGTGAGCATTGGCCTGAGACTGTAGATCGCTACATGGGTTTCATGCGTAAACATCTTGATACTAAGATGGGCTACCATATGCCACAAGAGTTGTTCAATGAGTTGCATAGTGCCATTCTTAATCACGAGGTGATGCCATCTATGCGAGCAGTGATGACTGCGGGTGAAGCATTGGCACGTGACAACACAGCAGGTTACAATTGTAGCTATCTGCCAGTTGATGACGTTAAGAGTTTTGATGAAGCAATGTACATTCTGTTGTGTGGTACTGGTGTAGGCTTTAGTGTGGAGAGCAAATATGTTTCGAAATTACCTGATGTACCTGCGCTTATGTTTAACAGTGACACTACAATTGTGGTATCAGACAGTAAAGCAGGTTGGGCAAAAGCTTTACGACAAATTCTTGCATTGTTGTACAGTGGTGAAATCCCAAAATGGGACGTAAGTAAAGTACGCCCTGCTGGTACTCGACTGAAAACATTTGGTGGTAGAGCATCAGGCCCTGAGCCATTGGTTGACTTGTTCAAGTTTGTTACTAGTAAGTTTCAAGGTGCTGCTGGTCGTAAGTTGACTAGCCTTGAGTGCCATGACATTATGTGTAAGATTGGTGAAGTAGTTGTAGTAGGTGGT